GCCCTCGCGAGGCACCCAAGATCGACAGCGCGTACACCACTTGAAATCTCTGTGAGCGTATGTTAACAAGAGAGCCTCCTTGAATGGAGCGGAGCCGCTCGGTATAACCCTACATCGAGCAGCTGCCTCAGATGGCCTAGCAAGTCGCGCGTCTTGCTAGGCCATTATTTTATTTTGTCCCACAAGACTCGAAAGGCTCGCTCTGCTGTCGCTGGCACGACTCCATTTCCGAGCAAGCGCAGCTCATCTGTTCGATTGTCCACGGATTCGCACAGCTCGGCATAGTCCACCCAATGGGGAGCCCCATCAGCGTCTCCACCCATCGAGGGTTTAACTTGTGTTTTTTTCCCTGTAGTTCTGGGCGGTTCCCATTCATACTGCTCTGCACCTCTTGGGGCTGGGTAGGCTGCACTTGATTCTCCAACCTGTATTTGTGATCTTTTTTGCTTGGGTTTCCCCCGCCCGCAGGAGCATTGGACGCTCCAACGCGAGCCGTTCCCCATATCTTGCCCTCGCTCTGTGACTGTGCATCGACCTGCATATTTAGGGTCAGCGTTCTGTGCATACCGTTTTTTCGATACGCTCGCCCCTCTCCTGTCCACGGCTCTCCCTGTGCTGTGTAGAGTGGCTCTTTGGCTGTCCCTGCCGTTGTCGCAGGTGTCAGCCACATGTCCTCGCTCTGTGGCGCTGAGCAGCTCTGAAACAAGAGCGCGCCCTGTGTCGCTGAGATCGGAGCGCACACCCATAATGAACACTCGTTTTCGTTGGTGGGGCGCACCGATTTCACGCGCTGAGAATAATCCTGCCGCTGCTTGATAACCCAGTCTCTCCAACTCGCGGAGGACATGGAGCAGAACAGGCGTCCCGACAGGATCGGCCCATCCATCGCTCTTGAGCTTGCTTGAGATGATCCCCTCAACATTTTCAAAGAAAACAAGGGCAGGGTGTGCCAGCTCTCTGATTCCTCTGACGATGGAAGGCCAAAGGTGTCTTGGGTCATCGTCTCCTGCTCGTCTGCCTGCTGATGAGAATGGCTGACAAGGGAAGCCACCTGACAGGATGTCCACCTTGTCGCGAAACTGCGCCCAAGGGAAGGTTTTAAGATTCGTCCAGATAGGTGCGGCATCGAGCCAGCCTGCTTCCATCTTCGCGACCAAGTTTTCACAGGCAAAGGCTTCGATCTCACTAAAAGCGATTGTTCGCACAGCTCCGAGAGCTCTTGATAGTCCGAGATCAATGCCGCCATATCCTGCACATAGGCTGATGTGTGTAAGAGTTTTGGAATTATCCACATACTCTCTCTTTCGTTCTTACTGTCTATTTATCCTCAAACCTGCTGAGCTCTCGGGTCAGATACCAGAGCGCCTTCTGCAGATCCTCTCGGGTGTCGTGCTTATGACCTGAGCGCGCGACGTACTTGATCACGTTGCCAAGGCAGAAGCCAAGACCCCACGCCTCGATCGCGTCGATCACCTCGACGCCTGACTCAGCATGATAGTGCTGAGGATGGTCGACAGCTGAGCTCGGCTGATCTGCTGTGAGGTCAATGCGTTGCAGATCTTCTTCTGATAAGTAAGGATAACTAACCACGATCAATCTGCTTTCTGAGAGCCTCAATCTGGCCTTCGAGTTTGCAGAGCTCATCATGATAGTCGTCAAGCCTCTCGATGATCTCATCTTGCTCTTGCTTCTCTAGCTCAAAGCGCTTGTTGACCCAAGTATAAAGCATGTACATAATGCCGACTGTCACGACTGCGACGAGGTTCTCAGGGTCAAGCACTTTGTCGAGAAGCCCTGGTGTCAGTGTTGGATCTGCCATTTAAAAGCCCCTTCGATCGGTGATGATGCCTGCGCGCTTGGTGCGGTTTGGCGTGCGCCTTGGTGTGTATGAGCTGCGAGATACCTCGTCGGCCCAATAGTTAAAAATACAGTCGTAGCGTAGTGCATCAAGAGGATCTTCGCGACCATCTTTCTTAGGTTGCTCTTTAGTATCCCAAGCATATGACATGAGCGCCTTGCGCAAGCTGTTGCCTGTAGCGCGCTCGCCTCTTGTCCACACCTCGCGAGTGATCAAGTAACGACTGCGAGCAAAGGCGCGCTTGAGCTTCTGCACACCGTTTAATACATCTGTGCGCACTGGGTCGGTCGTGTGTCTCAGAGGCATACCGATGCCACCTGCCTCGATCGGCTTTGCAACCTCACGAAATGCGCTGCGCCCTGTCTGATCGTTGCGCGCCTTGCCTGCCTTGTCTGCGCATCCTGCATCGAGCCAGATGCGAGGGCCGGGCGCTTGATCTTTGAGCGCACGAGGCCAAGCGACGCGCAGGATCATCTCAGCTAGCTGCCTGATCGTCACCTCTTGCGGGTTGATCTCATGCACTACCACCGACGCCTCGCGCGCCTCGTCATAAACCAAGATCAGCACGCTAGGCTTTCTGAATCCCCAGTCGATCGCGATGCGCCCTGTCATCTCAGGCGAGTATTTAAAGTCGTCGATCACATGAGACTCGATGCTGAACTCTTGATACACGAGCCCGCTTGGTGGCTTTGGTCGATTCATGACCATCGCCTCGCGCTCGTCCTCTGGTAGGAGCTCAGTCGCTTCAAACCAAGCCTCTGAGAGGTTGGCCTCGTTTACATACGAGGTAAAGAGCAGAGGAGGGTTGCCGGCATCCTCTGCCATTTGGCACCACCAGGCATCTGCGACCGGCAGACCAACGAGAATCAGCGTCGGGCTCGGCCCCGATCGCAGACGACCGAGCGCCTTATGCGCAACCTCAGCGCTGAGCGTTTGGCACTCGTCAATAAGCGCGACGCCCGAGGTAACGTTGATACCCTCAAGCGGGTTGTGCGAGGCGTCGCGCGTGCCCGGCCGAAAGTAAGAACGACAAAGCACCGCGCTGCCGGTGTATGTATCGACCCACTGCCTGAGTGTGTGGTTATATGTCCACCCTCGAGGCATCAACCATTTCTCGATTTCAGGCATCAACACCGAGTTGTATCTGCTGTTTGTGTCGGTGATTAAAAGCGAGGTTGTGCCCGGACGGGTCTTAGCGATAAACCACAACGCGAACACGAGCGAGCTCGTCTTGCCTGATCCCCATCCACAGCGCGCAGCGATCACGCGATCAGAGCGCCTTATGCCTCCGATCACCTCAAGCTGTAGATCGTTTAAGATTAGATCACTCATGATCAGCCGTTAGCAGGTAAGCGATCAGCGCTTGCTCATCGATCTTTAAATTATGCTTGCTCGTGTTGGGCTTATAGCCTTTGACGATGCCTCGCTCGACATAGTCGAGGGTATAGTGCTTCAAACTGTACTCTGAGCAGGTTTCGGTCGCGAACTGTCGCAGGTAAGTGCGAAGGGCCATCGGCTTGTCGGGCCATTTGTAGAGCGCGAGGAGAGTCTGCTTGCGCTTTCGTGGTATGTGACTGCGCGCGATGAGCTCCTCGATGTCTTGTGGCTCGTCGACTTTGGGTGATGGCTTCTTATGCGATGCGAGCTCAAAGAACTGCGCGACCTCAGTTGAGGAGCACATCGCGCGATCGAGCTCTGCCAACGAGTGAAAGTATGCGCGACTCATCGGCCCATCTCTGCCGACCGATCGACCCCAGATCATCACGACGCTAAAAGGCGTCTCATAATGTATCGCAGCGCTCTGAAAGGGTGCGCGATATAGACCGAGCGCGACGCACCACAGCGCCTCGCTTTGGCTCGCGAGCTTCTGCAGGTTGTGCAGGTGTGTGCCCATATGGTCGAGTACGCTATCAAGCATCTCACCCGGTGATCTAAAGTCATCGATCTTTATATGTCGGGTCTTGACCTCGAGCGCGACCTCGGCAGGGCCGTTGCGTCGCTGTAGCACGAGGTCGCAATACTCGCCCGGATCAGGCCAAGCAGGCCGACCCACCTCAAGAGGGCGCTTTGTCTGTCGGTAGTTTGCCCAGTCAGCCGATTCGATCACCGAGGTGAGGAGCGCAGCGAAACGGTTATGGATACGCACAGCACCTGCTCGCATCTGCTCAGGCGTCCAATTAGCAGAGAGTGAAGGCCGGTTGATTTTGAGTTTGTTCTGTGGCATA